ATACCCCCCAGGAGAAACGTACAATGACGCTTTGTTACGATCTGAGTCTGAGGCAAGCGTCCATTGCTCTTCGTAGTCAGCTTTTAAGGCTTGCGCTCTAGCGCCTGCTGATGGGTACTTCATGCTCAACTGATAAGCCAACCCACTAACCAAGCAAGGCAAGAATCGAGCAGGAACGTCTATGTTGTTCGCCGCTGAGTTGCCAGCATCTTCCACACGTTCCATGTAGTAGTAACCAAACTGATAGGTCTCTTGATCATCAGGTGTGGGCCACACATTGATTGTGATTGCGTCAGGGTTTCGATCAACGTAATACTGCAACGGCTTGCTTTGCGTAAGCTTGTTTGAAAGATTAGAGTACTGGCTTACAGAGATTCGAGTCATCGACTGGTCAAACTGCTGATTGACCTCACCCGCACTTGTCCTGACAAAAGCTTCGATAATGTCTAGAACCTTACCATCTAGCGTGTACTGATTAGTGCCAGCGGTAAGTGCTTGTGTGGCAAAGTCTACAGACCAAAGGTTCAAGCCTCTGTTCTGCCACTCCAGCATCATTAGGTTGAGGCTGCGTCTAGCGGTCTTATAGTCATACCCACTGCGAAGCTCTAAACCCGCCCGTTCAAATGCCTCTTCCAGTGAATCGGCAAGATCTAGGTTAAATGTAAACGTGCCGCTGGTAGCCATCTAGATCATTCTTCCGCGAGTCTTGCCCTTGATAGCTATCCCATCAATAGGTTTTGTTCGTGTCTTGCCTCCGGCACTCATAGTGGTAGCGCCAGACATGACCTTTTCCATGCGATCCGCTTCAGCTTTTTCAGAGGCCAAGCGATCTTCTTCTCTTCGCGCCTTCTTCTTTTTACGCTTTTCTGTCAAGTAAGCTGGGAGAACGCCTGCATACTCCATGATCCCTTCGCCTTTAACGAGCGATGCTATTGGCGAAACATCTGAAAGTTTTAATCCCATTACGGCCTCCTAGCCTTTTGTTTCTTTTTAGAAACGCGCTTCTTCTTTGCTGGCACATTCTTAATCTGTTTACCCATTTGCGCCCGACTAATTGCCATCAGTCTCGACCAAACTTTTGTTTCTGTGACTTAGGTGGACTCTTAGTGCTGCCACCCTTGCCAGACCAAAACACCTTATTCGCCCAGTATGCGGCTGATGTCTTGCCCTTTTTGATATTCTTGCCGTGACGGGCTTTGAAACTTTTACGCGCTTCTGCTGAATAATTATGCCCCATCTTCTGATCACCAAACCGAATGATCTTCATCTTTTCGCCATCCCTAACAGCAACAACCGCCTTTTTAGACGGATGCTTTGGGGTACGCTTTGGTTTGTTCAGTCCACTAAGACCAACCTTTTTTAGCCGGTTCTTCTCTGCATCGGTCAAACTCATTTGCGATGCCTCGCTGTTTTCTTAGCTATCTTCTTGGGCTGCTTTGAGTGCTGCTTTCCCTTCTTAGTGTCTTCTCGTTTCTTCTTGGAAGTGGCAGCGTACTCCTTGTCTGATAGAGCCTTTCTAGCCTTCTTCGGGAGATACCTTTCACCTGTCGCCTTCTTGCCTTGGGTAGAGGGTTTACCCGACTTGGTTCCCCACTCCTGCTTTGTCCACTTTTTCAAGGACTTCTGGGACTTCTTGAGAGGCATTAGTCTTTGTAGCCCCCGCCAGATTCCTTATAACGCTTAGCCAGCATCTGCGCTTTACGCGCAGACCACTGACCAGGCTTGCCGCCTTTACCACTAGCCTTGATTGAGTTGAACAGCCTTTTACGCAAAGCTGGCTTCGTGTAGTTGCCAGCTTCGTTTACTCGGGACTTGCTTTTCTTTTTCTCAGCCATATTAGAAGTGCTTACGCACCTGCATGATGATGCTATACACATCACCACTAGAGTGCCCCACAGTGGTAAACAATACGTCGCCGTTCACACCAGAACCTGCGTTGTTGGGTATGCCTGTAAAATCAGACAGATCCAACGTGTCAGCCCAGTCGGCGTTTAACTGCCAAGCAAGCACGTTAGTAGATGCATTAAAGAAGATCTTCACACCCATACCAATGGTAGAGTAATAGATCTTCTGAATGCTTACCTTCGTACAAGCAGCGCCTGTCACAGGATCAGAGGCAAGCGCAGATACGTCAATTTTAGTAACTGCACTCTCGCCACTTCCATCGCTCACATTAGTGAATCGAAAGATAGCTGTGTTGCCATCGTCCTGTATGGTTTGAGTTGCTACTGCATCAGCCATATCAAGCTCCTGTTACTGATCGGCAAATGCAGGCGCAGTTGTGCTCGTAACATTTCCGAAGATTTGATAGTTGGTAGTATTCAAACCAACGATGGTTACATCAAATCCGGCAGGCACATTCAACTGTATGCTGCTGTTAGAGTTGCCATCAGAGAATACTGAACTCACCTCGTTACCATCCGTATCTAAGAAAGTAACACCGCCAATATAAAAGTTAGTGTTTCCTGGGGTAATGATGATTGCGTCAGTCGCATCAGCAGCGCCGCCAGCGTAAACAAAACGGAACACAGAACCGGCGATTGGCGCAGGTAAGGTGTAAGTGTTGTCTTGACCGCCATCTGGTACAAGTATGGTTCTGCCGCTATGCGTGGCATTAGTAATCGTTATATTGCCGTCAGCTAGGCTTACAGGGCCATCACCAATAGTTGCAACCTCAGTAATCGCACCAGAGGTGCTGTCTTTGCTTACGGTTTTGAAGGTGCTTTCAGAGCGAACCGCACCAGTGAAAGTTGTAGTACCCATTGTAGTCTCCTGTCTGGGTTAGTCCTTATGTTCCACGTGGAACAATCGGTCAGGAAAAAAGGTGGCCCCTATAAGGAGCCACCAATCCTTGACTCTAGCTAGAGCCTGGCGATCCGTAAATACCCAATGGGTCAGATACACCAAATGAGTAACGCTCACGCGCTTTATAGCGCACGTTACCCGTGTCGAAGTCACCGTCCATAGACGTTTCAAGCGGAGTACGCTCGAACATCTTCATACCATTCGGTATATCGGTGATCAAGAAGAAAGCGTTGCTGTCAGTCAGGTAATGATTGACGGCGTAACCTTCTGGGATCGCACCCATGTTACGGATGGCATTGATGTCGTTGTCAGCAGTGCCAACACGCTGAGTGGTTTCAAGCAGACGATCTGCTGTAAACATCAAAGCGGGTGGTACGATCAAACGACGAGGACGTGCTGCAATCAGTAGACCTCGCTCATCAGTGAAAGCAGCGATCTCGATGATTGCATTTTCCAAAGATGTCTCGTTCAAGTCAGCGCCAGTAGATGGACGGTTGGCATTGGTGCCACCATTCACTAATGGGTGCGAAGCGTTGAACAGGGTAACACCGTCTCCAGACTGGAAACTGGTGAAGCCATTGTTCAGCAAGTTCGCTGCTTTGACTTGCTTCGTGTACGCCATAGCGCGAGAAAGCGCCTTGGTGTAACGAGCCGAAAGAGAATCGTACAAATTATCTTCCATCGCTTCCTCGGTGATCGCAAAGCCCATCGAAATGGTTTCGTGATTGTACCGAGCGGTGAAAGACTCTTGCGCTGAGTCATAGCTCGTTGCTGCGCCTTCTGCCTTAACAGGAGCCGCTGCAAAGCCTGACAGCTTTACCTCTTCCTCGAACGAACGATCAGAGCTTTCTGTCTCATAAATGAGAGTGTGCTCGTCTTCGTATTTTTCGTACTCCAAACCAAACAGGGCGTTAAGCCCAGGCAGGAGTTCTTTAAGCATTTGCGCTCTTGAAATTGCCATTGCCTAATTCTCCTTATACGCCGAGCTTGGTTTCGTAAGCGTGGCTCAAGGGCAGATAGGTAACGATGCAATCTGTGAATGCATCACCTACGGTGCTTGATGGGCCATCTACGAAATCAACGACACGCAGTGGTAGTGTATTAGTCGTAGCGATAGAGCCGCCGTCTAGGGCGTTCTTGCTTCGACCGATTGAGGTTGATCCAGCAGTGTTAACCGCTGAGATGTTGTTTCCAAGGCCGGTTTGAGCAATAGCCTCATCACCCTGCATACGGAACAACAACTTAGGATCGTCAACAACGTAAGCAACGATATCGTCAGCAGCCGTAGATGCTGGGAATTGTTGGTTAAACGTCTTTTGGTTTGTTGATGGGTCTGTGTAAGCGCAGCCTACAAAGATACCAACAGTGCCAGCAACAACAGACGTTGTTACAGCGGCCTTTTCAACGGTGCCAGCAGCAACCAGCTTTACGAAATCACCATAGAAAATGGCGGTTCCATAAGCATTAGCGATCTTAATGTGACGAACTTTTCCCGTGAACGAGCCGCTCGCACTTAAAGTATCAACTGGTTCGGCACCCATAGGGGTAGCAACAGTAGCCATAATGGCCTCCTAGTTAATAATAACTAACCCCTGCTAAGAGTTAGTTTCTTCCAAAAGTAGTCCTAGTGCTACGCTCTGGATTGAGCATAGGCATTCTAGGGTCGCTTTCTCTTAGGTAGTTGTTATCAACCGATGACATTTGGTTTTCCGCTATGTTCTGGAAATGTTGCGTTCTAGCAGCCATTGTTTCCTCTGGCGCTTTGCACAACAACAATCCACCAACCTCAATGTTGCCTTCAAACTGAGATCCGATATCGGAAGTCAGCATTAGTTCAGGATGGTCTTCAGCCTTTACGGGCGACCAACCTTCTCTGAACATTTTAGAAACATGGGTGTTGTCGGATTGACCAAGAAGCGATGTCTTAACCCACCGAAACACATAACCATCTTGTGGCTCTGGGTCAGGCAGGATTGCGGCAGGCTTCCATGTGTCAGTCGGTCTTTCATCTACTTTACGAGAAGTTGATTTTCTTGGTGTGCGCTCTTCAGACATTACGAGGTCTCCTTTGCGAGTTGCCTCGCGTACTGTTCAGGGGTTAAACCCAACCTCTTAGCGAGAGAAAGTTGGGTGGACGTTAGCCGTATTTTGCGCGGTTTAGCACCGTTGCTCCTTGCGGAGGGTGCCACCACCGTCGAGGGTTGATTAGCAGTCACGGATGCGTCACGCCCATATGTGTCGCCATTATCCTGCCAATCATAGTCTGGGAAAGCTTGTCTCAGACG